AATATCCAGATATAGGTATTCGTTCTATAGAAGTAAATGAAAGTGCAGGTACATCCACATTTTTTATCGAGCCGACAAAAAAGAGTTTAGCATTTATAGACGCGAATAAAGGTGGAATAGTTCCTAGAATCTTTTCTGGAAAAGAACGTGCCGCTACTATTACTAGAGACTATGTGCAGCGAACCAATTTAGATTTGGCTGGTGGAGATCCATACACTGAGGATCCAAAGACATCATTTAAAAGAGCCATTCAATATTATTACACAGAGCCAATGGTAGGATCGTCTGTTAATGTGTTGGCTAGTTTAGCCAGAAAGGGTTTTGAAAATGATATTGATGATGAAAATATAAAACAATTTTATGACGTGTGGTTGTTTGATGTTAACTTTGAAGAGATTTTAGAATGGATATTCCTAGATTTTTTTAAAGTGGGGCATGTGACCACATATAAAGTTTTAGCAAAATATGAACCTCGTGTCTCTTATCTTTCACCAGTTCCTGGGCAAAAATTAAAAACTACTAAAAAGACAGCTAGTGTGGAAACAGCTGCAAAGAAAGCTATATGGTCAAAAGGACATTTACCTGTAGCGTACACTGTGCTTAACCCTCTATTAGTTAATATTACAGGTAATCTTCTTTTTGATAATGTGTCCACTAAGATAACCCCTCCGCCAGAATTAACTGCTCTTATTAAAAAACCTTCTGGAGAGCAAACTGAAGAAGAAAAAGAACTCCTAAAAGCTTTGCCTTCAGACCTAAAAACAGCCGCTGAGAAGGGTGGTGAATACCAATTAGATAGTAGGTTAGTGGGTCATATTACATATAGAAAACAGCCCTACGAACGCTATGCTAAGCCTAAGAGTACAAAAGTGTTTGACTCAATAGAATATAAAAAAGCATTGAGGAATGCAGACTTAAGTACACTCGATGGTATCAGTAATTATATCCTCAAAATAACTATTGGTAATGATGAATATCCAGTAGTATCCCAAGAAGAATTAGAAGCAGTCGCTCAACTTTTCAATACCCCAAGTAAGAGTTTTGATATAGTTTGGAATCATACATTACAGGTAGAAAAAATAGTATCCCCAGAGATTGATAAAATTTTGGGTAAGGGTAAATATGAGCAAGTAGATGATGACTTAACTACTGGTTTAGCCATGTCCAGAGCACTAATAGATGGTGGAGGAGGACTTAATTCTGCTGAAGTGGATTTACTTACTAAAGGATTGATGGAAGAAATTAATTACGCACGTAGACAAGTTACTCGTTGGATTTACAGGGAATACCAAATGATTGCCGAAGCAATGGGTTTTGAAAGATTTCCTAAAATTAGATGGGATGATGGTGTGTTGCTTGACACAATACTTTACCTAAATTCCTTAGCCCAGTGTGTGGATCGTAGAATGTTGAGTTACAGAACTTCTATTGAAGCTCTAGGTTTTGACTATCCCACAGAGTTGAATAACATGACAGAAGAATTACCTTTAGTGGAAGCTGGTAAAATAGGGATTCTGGGGTCACCATTTCAAAAAGCATCTCCCGCTAATGGAGGTCCAGGTTTACCTGGTACCCCTTCAAGTGGTCCTCCTAAAGGACAAGTAAAACAGAAAACTACAACTCCTCAAACAGTCAAAAAATCTGATATATCACCTAATCAACAAAAGAAAAACAAACTTGTAAAACAAGCAGCGGCTATCGATGATATTAGAAATATGTTAGCTTCAGAATATGCTTCTTTCTTAGAGGGGGCAAAAGAAAATTTAGATGAAGATGATTATGCTGATTTTATAGATGAGATTGGTAGAATAAGATATAGTTAATAATGGAGAAATATTAAAATGGAAAATAAATTTTATTTGGAAGGTAAAATAGAATTGCATGAAGAAACTACAGATTTAAAAGCTAAAGCATCTAAAGTAATTGAACTCCCATCTGGAAAAGACAAACAAATAGATCTCCAATATTTCTCTGCTATTTTAGTAAGTTCAGGAGAGAATTTAAACCACGCATATTTTATGCCCAGTGAGCTGGTAGCCGCAGAAGGTACCATAGTTAATAAGGCATTAGATGTGGAACATCAGGAAGAAAATGTGATCGGGCATATTTACCATAAGTGCTTTATAGATAAAGAAGGCAATCCTTTAGATATAGCGGAACTTGCTTCTCGTGAAACTGCAAATTTAGAAACTCAGGATATGCATATTGCTATAGCCGGTGTAATTTACAAAAATAGATTTCCAAATATAGCTGAAGAAATAGCGTCAGGTGATTGGAAAAAAGTTTCAATGGAGTGTTACTACCAAAACTTCGATATAAAAATAGGTAGCCTTATTTTAGATAAAAAAGAAGCCGAAGCCTTAGGTTTGGCCCATTCAGAAGATAAAATACTAGGGTGTTTAGCTAAAGTAATTAAAGATGGAAAAGAAATAGCAAAAGGTACTGTAGCAAGAGTACTAAGAGGGATTTGTTTCTCTGGATGCGGTATAGTAAAGAATCCAGCTAATCCCCCATCCGTTATTCTTGAGACAGCCTCTAACAAAGGAGATAGCATTATGACTGATTCTGATGGTATAATTATACTAAATTATGATAAAATAGAGCAATCAAATAATGTAACCTCTGAGGAGATAGAAACTATTGTAAATAAAGAAAAAGCTAGAGATGGTATGTTGGATGATAGTGTAGGCAATTGTATTAGTTATAAACGCCGTCTCGAAGATAAAGATGGTAATGTTGTAGAAAGTGACTGGTGTACTATGTATGAGAAGACTTGCGCTTCTTTTAGTAGAGACACAACCGACCAAAACTGTTTGTATAGACAAGAAATAATTAGTCTTACTGAAGAAGCTACTAAAAAGCTTCTAAAGAAAAGAGCTTTGAAAGATAAACGTAACGAACTTTTAGAAGGATTAAATGCTGCTTTACGTGAGGCAGCTAAAACTCAATCACGATAGGAGGAATTAAAAATGCCGGATTTAAACATTGGTCAACAGGGTAGCTTAAAAAGTACCCCAAAGATTGTCCGTATTAATGGTGATGACAATAAGAAAGCCATTTACCGTAATATGGGCAATAATCATGCTTATCCATTTGTGTGGGCAAGCACAGCAAGTATCCCACTTAATGCTACGTCTATGGTATTGGCTTCTGGAATTAAGTGGCATGGGTATGATTTAGCTTCTTATGCTACGATTGTAGCAACTCCGAACTGGAACGCTAACTGCTATATTACAAGTAATACTGGTACTAATGTTGTTACTCTTCACGTTAGTTCTGCAGCTACTGTTTCTGGTTCTAATCAAGTTAACTTGATGTTTATGTTAGGAAGCGATTTAGAAGTTGACGGTTTATATTGTAGAGGTAATATTGGCGCCGCTCAAAATTTACCGTAATGTTATTGAATTTAAATAGGTAAAGGGGTTACAAAATTGATATTATTAAAATTCAGGTCGGTTAAGTTGCCCAAACAGCTTGTAAGGCATAAAAACTGCAAGGAGGAGACTTAACATATGGATAAGAAAGAACTAGAAGTACAGGTTGCCACCGTGGTGGAGACCTTGTTTAATGAAAAGGAAGAAGCAGAAATTCGTAAAAGAACAGAATCTGAACTTCAAAAAGCAGCATCTTCTATATCTGAACTCACTACTGCTCTTGAAGTAAAAAATAGTGAAGTATCGGGATATGAAGCCAAGCTTTCTGAAAATGAAGCACGTATTACTGAACTCTCATCTGAGCTGGAGGCGGCAAAGAAGGAGTTAGAAACTGCAAATACGAAACTTGCTGAAACCGTTGCAACATTAGAAAATATTAATAAGGACAGGACAGCAGAACAAAGAATGGCTGAATTAGAGAGTGCTGGCGTTATCCGTTCTGATAGAGATTCCCAGACTAGCAAAGTAAGGGAAATGACGGAAGAAGATTTTGCGTCTTATAAAGACGAGCTAGTATCTATCAGGCAAGCCGTTGTTGCTGAGCTTGAAAAAGCCCGCGATAAAGCCGAGGCTGACGCAAAGGCGGAGGAAGATGCAGCCAAAAAAGCTGCTGAAGATAAGAAAAAAGGAGTTCCTCCCTGGATGGATGAAGAAGAGGAAGAAGATCCTAAAACCGGCAAAAAGAAAAAGAAAGAGAAAGAAAAATGTGCCGCAGAGGAATCATCTTCAGAAGCATCCGAAGAGGATAAAGAGAAAGCGTCTGAAACAAATGAAGAAAAGACAGCTCCTGCCCAGATTTCTATGGGGGATGTTGCCAAGGCTTCTTTAAATTTAGAATATTTACCAAGCGAAGATCTCGTAGCGAAATACCGCAAGTTGGGACAAGCTATGGCTAAGAGATGGAATAAGAACGACTAATTAAAAGATTTATAGGAGGAACAAGGACATGTTTATTCCAAGACATCCTGTTGTAGAAAACCAATTTTGTAGTTATGGGTCTCAGACCGCAACAGCCGCAGCCGGGATCGGAGGAGTTATCGCTTATGCTGGATCTGTTGTTTATTTAGATGAATCTGCGACTAATGAAGAGCCTATCGTAAAGAAAATGGCTTATAGTGCATCCGCATTTACACCTTTTGGTTTTCTTATGCAGAAAGTAAAAACTGGTTATCATCAAGTACATCCTGCGGGCTTTTATATGCCTGGGGATTTGGGTTCGAGTGATGTTATTGCTCAACCAAGTTATACTGGTGCTGGTGTTATTAATGGTACCAAGGCTGTTCCTGTTGGTGTAGCTCATTTAGGTATTTGGGACACAGTACATTACACATGTACTGGTGGAACTACCCCTTCACTTAAAATGGCTCCTGGTATCTCTTTGTACGCTGCTGCTGATGAGGGTAAAGTTACCAATAACTCAGCCGCTGCTGATGGTACTGATGCTGCTGGAGAAGCTGCTTCTTCAACAGTAGTAGCTCGTGTTGTTAAAGGTGCTAGTCTTGCTAAATGCTCTGCTAATATCAATAACACCACGTTGTATCCGATCAGAATTAAACTTTTGATCTAATTTAAATAAATTGGATTAAGGCGTGTTTACCACGCTTCCAATACTAAGGACTAAGGGAGGAGTTGTTAATTATGGATCTTAAAGAAATGCAAGACTTATTTCGTGAAACTGCCAACATTCAAACGCCAGAAGGCTTGGCTGCCTACCGTGCGTTTGCTGCGGCTCTAACAACTCCAATTTTGCAGAAGATCGAACTGGAATCAATTATGCGTCAGCTGTTTGCCGTAGAACGCCTTGCACCCGGTGCACAGGCGGTCTACCCGGTCGCAGAAGATTTTGAGATTCCAGTTTGGGTGCTACCTGGCCTAGGTTACGTGGCACAAAATTTCATCGAGGGAATAGGTGAAGAGGTTAACATACAGGCCTCTTAATTCCACTATTTGCTGGAACGTCCTAAAGACCTTTTTACTGTTATCGTAATAATAAGAGGTATGAAACAATGGGCAATCACGCAGGGAACTTTAATGAAGATGATTTAAGATGGTTAGGTGGGTTAATAGATTCTGATGGTTGTTTTTCTATAAGTAGAAGTAATAGAAAAAATGATAAAGTAGTATATACTCCATCTGTCACTATAACCAATAGCAGCACACTTATGGTTGAACATGTACATAATTTATTGGTGTGCTTTGATATAAATCATCATATAAAAAATAATGGTTCGTGTAAAAATATAGTTATTAGTAGACCTAATATAATAAAAGACTTATGTAATAAACTTGAAGATAAGGTATTAGTTAAGGCTAAAGAATTAAGGTTATTAAGTTCATTTTGTGATAAGAGAATTAAGAATGTAGTTGACAATGGTTGTAACTGGAAAGCTACCTATACAGAAGAAGAGATTAAGATAGTAGATGATTTAGGAATGTTAAATCTTATGCATTATGGTGAATGTGTAGAGTTTGGCATAGAAGATAGTCTACCTAAAATAGAAGTTTTAAATAATTTTTCTTTGTCTTGGTTAGCTGGATTTATAGATGGGGATGGTTGTTTGACTATAAATAAAATCAAACGCCCTGATGGAAGTTTCCAATACCAACCTATGACACATATAGTAACTGGTTCTCCTATAGCTAAAAATATAATTTCTAATTTTTTAGATAGATATAATATAAATTATTATTTAAAGAAGCAACTACCTGGAAAGAAACATAAGCCTAATTGTAGAAATAAAAAATTTGAGTTTTATATTAGGTCACATATGGACTGTAAAAATATAAGTAAACTTATAGAAAATAAGCTTGTTGGTAAACAAAAAAGATGTAAATATTTAATAACCTTTTGTGATAGTAGAATGTTAAGAACAAACAAGTCTTATAACAATGATGAGTTACTTTTACACGACAATATAAAAAAAGACATTAAAGACACCTCAACGACTAAATGTGGAACACTAATTAGTGAAGATATAGTCTGAACTTCACGGGAGACCGTGAGAGGGGAGGTCGAAGAACCACCCCCGCCTGGAAATTTTACAGGTCATTAAAGTAACAGATTGCTATGTACCAACCTTTTCTATCGATGCTGCTGCAGATTGGAAGATTACATATGCGAGAGATTCTCGTATTGATATTGCTCAAAGAGCCGCTGCTAAAGCTGCTAAAGAGCTTGCTAACTATGAAGAAGAATGCGGATGGAGAGTTATTATGCCTGCCGTTACTTCCTCATTTTCAGGTAAGGGCCTTTTAGGTTCTCGCCCAGCTCCTATTTATGAAATTGTGCCTGCATCTTCGGGTGCTGGTTATCTTTCTAAAGAGCTTATCAATAAAATGATTGTTGGTTTTAAACGTATTGGTCGTACATTTACAGATCTTTATGTTAGCCCAGAAGATGCCGCTGACATTAGAGAATGGACCGATACGGACATTGATCCTGTAACCCGTAGAGAGATTTTTCAAGCTGCAGGTATGGGTTCTGTGTGGAATGTTAGATTGCATGAAATTCAGCATTTAGGTGCAACTGGACTTTATAATATCAATGGTAGCACATCTTCTTATGGAAAGTTTATTGCTAGCGGCGGAGAAGTATTTAACGCTTATACCATTGAAAATCCAAATATTACTAATGCTGATGGTACAGTTAATACTTTAGGTGAGACTCAAGTTATTGGTTTTGACATGACTACCAATGATTCTTTAGTAATGCCTATTAGAAAAGAATATGAAGCATTTGATGATCCTACCTTACTGCGTGTTCAAAAGCAGGGATTTTTTGGATGGGCCGAACTTGGTTTTGCCTGTTTGGATTCAAGAATGATGGGTATGGGAATTATCGATAGATCTCTGTAATTAGTATACAAAATCATGATTAAGGGTTCTTGAATTAAATGTTTAAGAATCCTTAATTATGTATTATCAATTAAAATTTTGAGAACTAAATACACACCTTATTATTTTACTGGTGGTATAAGATATAGAAACATATAGCTTAGAAATACTCCAGATAAACTGGTAAATCTTAAATATAACTTAGAGTGGAATAGGGGTTTGAGATCGTGGATATAGAACTTACATAATGGAATTATAACTATTAACTAACTTCTAGAGGTGAAAGCTATAATATGTATATAATTATAATACTTTTAATAGCGACTATACTCACAGAAGCCATAACAGAAATAGTAACTAAATCAGAGATTTTTGAACCAATAAGGGCTAAGATCTTTAAGTTAGGCCAAAGCAATAAATTATTTACTTGGCTTCACAGTTTGTTGGACTGTGGCTACTGTTTTTCGGTGTGGTCAGGTGCGTTAGTCGCTATTTTGTTTTTTAGGGATGTCCATATATTACATTGGAGTATAGATTGGTTTTTTATAGCCTTAGTGTTACATCGTTTATCCAATCTATTCCATAATATAATGGATAAAATTCATGAAAGTTAAGGACAAGGTAAAATATATAATAGAAAAGGAGATATTATTATGAAAGGTTATGTTATTAATTCATCTAGTACTTGGATGCATGCTATGAAAAGATCTGTAGGACCAGGTGCTAAAGTTCCTTTATCAGAATTATTTGAACAGTACGGTGTTAAACACAATTTATCTGATGGAAAAGAATTCATAGATTGGTTGAAAGATACAAAACTGAAAGGTAAAGATAATTGGAGAATAGTTGTAGAAGAAGATCCTACTACAGTTTCTACTACAGAAGTGGTACCTGATGCTAAGCCTATAGTGACAAGGAACAAAAAACCAACTACAGATAATATAGCACCTATGGTACAAACTAAGATGGAAGTAAAAGACGTAGTAGAAATGTCTGTTAGACAAGCAAGAGATACTCTACCTAAAATAACAGATTTAAATTTATTGAAATACGCTTTTCAAGAAGCTAATCAACGTGCAGGAAAGGACAGTCTATGTAGAATCATAAGAAAAAGAATCAAAGAACTACAAATCTCTAGGTAAAATATTTGCCAAGTATGTTAATATATTTATTTCCATTAGTATGGGGACTATAATAGTATGATAACTTTAAAAAGACTTGGTAAGCAGCAAATATATAGAGTAGTATTATCTGATTCATTAATAGGCAATACTGATGGAATTAACCAAGTTTTTTATGTAGCAAATGAATACTCCACTAATAGAATAGAAATAGTTTATAATGGTCAAGTATTACTTAGTCCCAATGATTTTTTAGAAACCGGGCCAAAAGAAATAACATTTGTAAGTATAAAACCTACAAATTCCGATGTGATAGTGGCCAATTATGAAACAGGTTATTACTCTAGCGCTGAAGGAATAGGTCCTCTTAGTTTTTTAGGACTTAATGACACACCAAAAGATTATTCAGGATTTGAAAATCACTTTGTAAGGGTAAACGCTACTGGTAATGCTTTAGATTTTTACTTACCAGAAGTCGATGTTCAAGAAGGTGTTGTAAATATTCCAATAGGTGTTTCTACAACAACTATAAATTTTGAAAGCTCTTTCTCAAATACAAGTTATGTATTGACATTAGGTTTAGAAAATACTGTA